CGCGTTCAAGGTCACAGCCTCGGACACACTAGAGCTTGTAACCGTCACGCTGCCATGCGCTGTAACGTAGCCCTTCTTGCTCGCCTTGTAGGCGTACGTGCCAGCGCGAAGGTTAAACACCGCCGTGCCGTTCGCCGCAGTCAGCAGCCGCACACCGTCGATCTCGACCTTCGCGTTCTCCACGTTAGCCGTCTCACCGTCCTGCACCGTGAAGGTCACAGTTTGCGTAGTCAGCGGCGAAGCGCTTTCGAGATATGCGAACGGGCACTTCACGCGGCCCGTATCAAGTTGCGTCGCGGGGTTCGGCAGAGCCCAACCCATGCGGAATACCACGCGCAAGGCAACCATATCCTGCTGCGCGAGGTTGTACACAATCTCCTTCGTTGTCGGGTCCTGGATCACGCCCTCGGTCAGTATCTTGACCGTAATGTCCTGCCGGATCGCGTATACGGCCTTGCTCCAGTCGCCGACGATGAGGTCAGCCGTGCCGGCGAACCCGCCGTTGTCCGGGAAAGTGATCGCTGTGCCGTCAAGCGTGTACTGCCCCGTCGCCTGCAGGTTAGGCAAAAACACCGGCGCGTTTATTTCGTTGCGGATGTCGCGAAGTTTCGCCCGGAATCCCGGTTTCGCGATTGCGCCCGTGACCGCATATCCCGCGCTCTCGATCTTGTCCCACACACCGTCTACGCCGAAAATGTCTTTGTAGAGATCCTCCGTCAGCGCGACATTGTTGCCCGCCTGCCGCGCGGACGTGATAATGTCAGCGCGCCAGTCCGGGGGCCGGTTGATGCCGAAGATCGTGGCCTCGTCTACCTTGCGACCGATCGCTTCGTTCACGCGCGGGGTTACCTCGCCAAAGATGTCATACTCCGCGTCGTTTAACACCGCCTCGGGAATCGGGACGATTACGGCCAGTTCCCCGGCGTTAATATACACGTTGTCCCACGCCTGTTCGCTAAGCTGCTTGAACCCCGTATCGCCGTCCACCCAGTACGCGGTCGGCAGAAAGTCAAGCACCCTGATTCGCGTCTTGTCACTCGTCATGTTCGACAGCTTCCGCGCCATCGAGAGGAAGGTCGATTGCTTCGGCGCGTCCTGGAAGATCGTCGAAACCACCTGTTCCCGAATAATCGCCTCAGCTTGTTCGCGTGTAATCATATCGTTTTAGTCTCCTTTTCCTGTTATACTACGGAGCGCGGCGTTCGCCTCCGCTGTGCTGCCTTTGTCCGAGTCTTTCGGCCCCGGCGTAGGCCCCGTTATGCGGGCCGTGCTTTCAAACAGATAATCGCTTTCTTTCTTGACCGCCTCGACCGCCGCTGCGATGTCCGCCTGCTGGTTCTTACTCTCCCGGAGTTTGTCCGTGTCCAGCAACGCCATTACAGCTTTCGCGTTACGCGGGCGCGCCGCTGCGACTGCCGTTTCCAGCACACGCGAGAACTCGATATCCGCGAGTTTTTTCTGGAACTCGGCATCCTTATCCGTGATGTCTTTCGTCAGCTTCTCGACCTCATCGCGTAGTTTTTCAACGTCCACGCCCTCAAACGCCTTAAGCTGCGTTTGTACGTCCGCCAGCTGCTGTTTCACTGCGTCGGTCTTGGATTTCTCAGCGGTCATGCTCTTGCCGTGTTCCGCCATGATTTTCTCGACTATCTCCTTGTCCAAGCCCAGCCCGTCCAGATACTTTCTGTCCATACCTTCTCCTTTGCGGCTACGCTTTTTTACGGGGTCGCGCCCCCCGTGCCGCCGCGCCGATTACGCCCGCGCCCCAGCGAATTTGTATCAAAAGACGCTCGTGCGTCGATCAACCTGTGGACTTGTAGCCGTCCACGTACTCGCGTTCCGACTGGCTCACCAGCCGAGGATGCTTTTTGATGTGCGCCGATAACTCCAACCCGCGACGGTTTACCGCTGTACGCGCCGCCATTGCCGCATCAAAGTCGCCTGCTGCGTCTGCAGCGATCGTCCGACGCTTGTACTTGCGGATGTCGCGTTCGAGCACGCGCTGGCGTTGTGTTGCTTCGTACACCTTGGCGTTTTCTTTGGTATCCCAATCCCGTGTCGCGGGAGTGCTGTATCCCTCGAAATACGGGTAGAACATGTGGCGGCAGTTCGCGCCCATCAGTCCTGTTACTTCGCCATATCCGGTCGCGTCTACCAAGTTCGGGTATTTTCGCGTACCGCCGTCGATGCTGTATATCCTGCCTTGCCATATCTCGTGTTCCGGCCGCGCGCCTATGTGAGCGGATACCTCGACCAGGTTCACGCCCCAGTCGCGGGCCCGCTCCAGCTGCAACCCGCCCGCGACCTGCGCAACGCTCGTTACCACTGCACGCCGTACCGCGACGTCAAGATGAGCTCTTGTCACGCGCCCCGCTGCGCTGGTGTACGTCGCGCCCGTGATACCCTTATCCGCGAGCTCGCGCACGGCTCTACGCGTTGCGTCTGTGTAGGTTGATACGCCGGTCACGGTTTCGAGATATACACGATTAACCGTGTCGATGTACACTCGCATTGCGCTTTCCGCCGCCGTAGTGTTCACGAGGTTCAGTGCCGTTTTCGCGTTGGCCGCTGCTGCCTGGATCACCCGCTGGATGCGCGGCGACATGTCCGCCGGAACCGGGATGTCGCCCAGTGCCCCCGCCGCGTACGCTTGCCTATACATGCGTTCGTCGCGGTCTATGGTTTCTCGTCCCGCTTTTTGAAGGATGCGCTCGATCTCGGCCTCAGCCTTGCCCGACAACCGCGCGATGGTTTTGACGCTCTCTTGCCGAAGCCAGCCCATCTCTTCGAGCATGCGCGTCTGCCAGTCGTACTCGTTGACCAGTCGGAGCTTCTTTGCGTCCGCAAACCGCTTTGCCACTAGCTTGATTAGGTCCTCTTCCATACGCTCATAAATCGCGATCAGCCGTTCCGAGATCATAACAACTCAACCTCTCGCGGCGAGCGTTCCGCGATCTCTTTCGCCAGTTCCTGCGCGCCCTCGGCGCTCATGCCGTACACGCGCTTGTAGTACTCGACGTTATCAATTATGCCGGCCTGCACCTCCAAAAGCGCCTGACGCGCGAGCGTCTCGCTGTCCGTCATCACGCTGTCACCCCACGAGAACGCGACTTCAGTTTCTGCTTGGCCTCCCCAGTACGCTATCGCCGCTACGGTGTCACGTAGCGCGACCTCAAGCGCGCGCTGGATGTCCGTCACGGTGACATAGAGCCGTTGCTTGCTCGTGCGCACCTCCGTTGCCGTGCGGTTAGTCTCGCGCGGGTCGCTTATCGTGCCGTAGGCCAGCCCGGATGCAAACTCGATCATTTTCAGTTGCAGCTGATAACCCGTATAAAAATCGTCAGCCCGAATGTCCGGGCTAAACACGTCAATCAGCGGCTTGTCCACGGCGCCCGTGTTGTACTCCAGCACGCGATATAGGCGCTCGCGCCCGCCGGGGTACTCAAGCTCGCCCGTTCCCTCGTTGCGCTTGAGCAGGGTTTGGGAAATATGAATCGCCGCCTGCTTCGCCTCATACTCCCAGCAAATGTTTGAGTATTTCTTGTCCGCTTCCTCGATCAGTCCCGTCGCGCGTGCGAACACCGAAACCCCGAGTGGGGAATCTGCGTCGATCGTGTTGGCCAGTGGAATCCGGAAGTACCCGAACGGCAAGCGGTCAGTTTGCAGCGTTACGTGCTCTGCCATACGCACCCATTGAGGGACGCTATCCAGTGCCACCCTAACACCAAGCCCGACACCGACTTGTTGAGCGCCCGTTTTGTAAGCTAGGTTCAGGATCTCATTCCCAGGCAGCGAGTAAAACTCCAATCGAGTAAACACCGACTTACCTTGATAAACCTGCTCGACCAACGCGCACTCACTGATCTTCCCGCTCGCGTCGAACCCAAGAGGGAAGAACCGGTCCGCGCGAATGTGCTGTATTGCGATGCCGTCGTCAGTCAAATAGGGCTTGAACAGCATGCCCCCCAGCGCGCAGCCCATCTCGACCGGGACCCGCAAGCCTCCGAGCATGCGCTGATAAATTTTATCGATCTCCGGGTTGTCAGCGGCCGACGAAAATTCAACCATGGCTAACCTCGCCAGCTCCGCGCTTATCGCCCCCGGGATGCCCGCGCTCATTATCCCGCGTTTTGCGCTCAACCACGGTGGTTTGCCCTCATACATCGCAGCCCATAACTCAATCGCCGCGCCCATGCGCCCTGACACCGCGCTGGTTACCGGCTTGTCAAGCGTCTCGTTAAGCGCCTTGACCACTGCCTCCATCATCGTTGCGTAACGCATGCCTTACCCTCCATACCGCATTAGCTGGCTAATGCTCCGTTCGAACGTGTATTCCATCGCGTCCAAGCTGTCGATGTCAGTCGTGCCATCATCAAGTCGCTCGTCCCTTGTAAGCGCACGCGGGTTCCAGAGCGCGGACGTAAGCGCGTCCTCGACAGTAGCGCACTCGCCGCGCACCACGGCAAACCTGTTTTGTGCCATAAGCCGAATCGCCGCGCGTATCCGGTCGTTGATGCTTGTTTTCAAGGCGTTCCCAATCGCCGGAACCAGCCACCCCAGCCCGAGCGTGCGCGCCGATGAGCGCAGGCCCGCGATCAACGTTTGCTCCGCGCTGTCGCAGTAAACGTTGTGGATCACGCCGTATCGTTCCGCGATGTTGCGGCAGAACGTCACAAACAACTGGCCCAGCGCCTCCGGGTCGATATCCGCGCTCTCCGGCCGGCGGACGTGGCGCTCGCTTGCCAGCACCACGAGCCGACCATACCCGCGCGTGATGCCTGTCGCTACAAACGCGTGCCCCGACTGCCCTCCGCCAAAGTCCACCCCGACGTTGATCTCCATCAGGTCACGCGGCGCGTCCACCGTAAACGCTTTCGGGTCGTTTGCGAATATCTGATATATCGCGCCCTCGGCGGCAACCCACTCGCCCAGCACTAAACGATGATACCAGACCGTTCCCGCGTACTCGCGTTTCAGGCTCTCGATAAAGTCCGGGTTGTCGCGCGCGTAAATCGTGTTATCGTCCAGCCGGAACCGCATCAGGTAGATGTCCGCCGCGCTGTCTAGGAAACTTTTCAGCCAGTGCTTTGGATGGTCCGGGTTACTTGTGCCGTCGAACCGCGCCCCCGGTCGGTCGATCCGGCTTTTCAGCATCTGGAAAACGTCCTCGTGCCAGGTCGATATTTCATCACCGTAGACGTACGAGAATCCCGCGCCTTGCAATTTTGATACCTGGTTGATCTTATCCGCGCCTATCGCGTAGCACTCGCGTCCGAATAGGCGGACGGTGCTACGGCTCGTAATGTAGCCGACAAGCACGGGCGTCCAAATCTGGCGCATCGGTTCGAGTATGTTGCGCTCCAGCGTCCCGCGGGTGTTGCCCAGCAACAGGATTAGGCCGTCTGGCGCGTTCCGGACGCGGTACGGAATCTTAAAGTAATCAAGATATGTTTTCCCGCTGCGCGTCGCGCCAATGCTCAAATTCCATCGTTGCGGCGCTCCAGTGACGCTCTCGCGCCAAACTTGTTTTTGTTTTGGTGTAAATTCAATCTGCATTGGCTTGCCTGCCTATTGCCTTGAGGATGTCGTCCAGTACCGTCAACGCCTCCTCGTTATCAGCTCCTATTTTTCCCTGCTCCAGCTTCAGCCGGGCATTATCAAACGCTATTTTGTGTTTGTCCAACGGCAGCTCGCCCGTGATCTTGTAGTACAGTTCTACGGCTTTAAGCTTGTCGGCGAGCTTAACAGAGACACCACCTTTTCCGCGTTTGACCTCGGTCACGATGGTGCCGTCGATATTTTTGGAATCCTTAAGCTTAACATTCTGGCCTTTAAAATCTGCGAACTGGCTCATATCCGCGTAAACGATCCGCTGTAGCAACTCTATCACGTCGTCGCCGTCTGCCAGCATAGCCGCACGTTTTAAGCTCTTAAGACGCTTGATCTCCGCAATCACCGCGGGCTTTTTCATCATCTCCCAGGCCGCCGTTCGGGCCGCGCCGTAGGTGCTGTATCGTCCCGTCTTCATGGCCGCCTGGGCCGCTGATGGGGCGTGAACGAAGGCTGCACAGAAATCTTTTTCCCGATCAGTCAGCTCGTCGTTTGCCTCGACTGTCTCGGCTGCTCGCCGGTTGACTTGAGCCCTGCGTTTCCGTTGCGTTTCGCGTTGCGTTGCACTTTCCGCAACGTTGCAACGCGAGGAGCCCCAAGCGTCACGTTTTTTCCAGCTGCGAAGAGTGCCCTCGGCCACGCCCAGCTGGGCAGCTATCTCTTTCAGCGGTAGGGTGCCATTCGAAGCTTCCCACAGTTCCCGCGCCCGTCGTCGATTGTCCACGCATCCCACCACCTCCAACTTATTCCAAAGACTCCAAGTCGTATGTCGCTCTCATCACGTCGTGCATTACGTCTATCTGCAGGTGCCCGAATAGTACCTGCTTATCAATCACATTGCAGCCGAAATATCCAGTTTCAACCGTATCGGGTGTCTGTATGATTACGGCGACCTTCTCACCGCGTTCCACGATAGCGTCATAGACCTCTTTGGCCCATTTCGCTTTATTGATCTGGCACGGTAGATGCAGTATCTTGCCCATTGGTCGCCTCCAAAGCAAAAGCCCCGGTCGTCACCGAGGCGTTTGATCTATTGCCAAGCCGTCCCGTAGGACCGCCGGCGAGTATTTTTCACGGTATCACAATACCACATCAAAGAGTGACATTTTGGGACATCTTTTTTATCGCTACGGCGTGAATGCGCAAACAGTGACGTCTGCTATAGTGCGCCTTTCGCGACACCTTCGGCCAACTCAGACCGTCGATATACCGCAGGCGCATGATCCTCTGCTGCTGGGCTGGAAGCCTGTCAAGCAGTCGCTCCGCCGCCTGGGCTGTCTGCTCAAGCGCGGCGATCTCCCCGATCAGTTGGCGCTCCAGCTCATCCAGCTTCGCCATGTCCTCTTCGAGGCGGTTACGCACCGAGGTCTTTGCCGGCGCGAGCTTCAGCTGTCGAGAGCCTATCTCCATCGCCGACCGCAGGCGCTCAATGCGTTCTTTGAGGCTGTCGATCCTGCTGTGCCGATCCCGCAAGGTCCGCAGATCCATTGACTTGCCCCCTGACCCAATATGTGGTATAGTATCCGTGGAGCGAATACTATATATTGGGCCGCGCAGGACGCGGTCCTTTTTCTATTTGCGGTAGCTAAAATCCGGAATCCCGTCAAACACTTCAGCGCGACGGTGGACCGGGACGCAGCGCCATAAATCCTGCAGCAACCCCGCCCTCAGTATGGCGTCCTTGGAGCTGTAATCCAGTGCCTTCTCCCTGCACCGGCGGATAAAAGCGTCGCTATATGGCTCTCCGCTCCTTTCCCTCTCTCCGTGTTCGCGAAACGTCTCAAACGGCGCCATCATAATTGCCATTTGCTTTGCTCCTTTCTGCCTGTCGTTTTTTCAAGCTGCCTGCTCGAGTCTCGACGTGCTTCTTCCCGGCTTTTTGCCTATTCTCGATCTCAGTAATCAGCTTCGCAACAGCAATCCCGGACCGGGACAGGTCGGCGTCTGAGTGTAGCAGGCCCAGCCGGTTCAGCACCAGCAATTCATGCCGGCTCACCAGAATCAGGTTGTCCAGCGAAAAATTGCGTTTGTTGCCATCCGCGAAGATCACCGCATGTCCTTTAGGGCGTGGACCATGCGCCTGTTCCCACCGGAAAACATGTTTATGCTGCCATTTTTTCGGCTCGCCTACTTTCACCTCTACGTAACCGTCTTTGCTTATACGCTCACTACCGACGGGTTTCCAGTTGGCTGGACGGTGCCCAGGCTTGAACTCTGTCTGCGGACTAAGGCGAATGCCTTTGCGGCCTTTATTGATCGGTGCGCACCCCGGCTTGAAGCGCGCGTCCCTTCTATTGCGCAGGTGGTGTCTGGCCATAAAGCTTTTCACTTGGCCTTCGGTCATCGCAACGCCCCAAACGGATTGCAGCAACTCACGCATTTCCCGATATGAACGGCCTGGCACCGTTTCTTCGAACCAATCGTGCTGCTCCTGTGTAAGCAGCCGCAGAGATCCTTTTCTATTCCCCATCTGTCAGCATCCTCGGCAGCTTAAGATCAGCATCGAGTTGTTTATCCCGAAAAGCGTATGCCCGCAATACCAGTTCGCCGGACTGTATAATCCTCGTTGATATATCTGCCATTGCCTTTGATCTCTTGACTTCCTCAGCAAGCTGCTCTTCCGTCAGATCGCTGTTTCCCAGCCGCTCAAGCTGCTCGAACAGAAGACTGTTCATGGCCGTAAGCGATTCTTTTGCTCCCTGGGTACTCACAATGATTCCTCCTCCCAAATGGTCATTCTTGTGATGCTACTTCGGCAGGCCTCCATTTGCTCCTTGCTTAAGAACGGGTTAACGCCCGTTCTTATACTTTGCGTAAACCGTCATTTGTCGTCACCCCAGCATTCGTCACACCAATCCTCCCACCACCCATTAACCATCCGGCTTTTCCAGCCCGCGGCTTTTTTGGCGCTGACCGCATCATAGAAATCATCTTCCGACTGCAATTCAGCACCACACAGATCGCACGTTGGGATATAAAAACCCCCAAATTTCACAATACTCACTCTCGAAATCCTCCTTCAAACTCGATCAGGAACGCCACATTGCACGCAGCGTGCCACAGATGCGGCAACCCGCTCTCTTCGTCGCAGCTCCCCGGGTCCCGCAGCCACGCGACCAGGTGTCGCATCAGCGCGTCCCTGTATCGCTCCGGCTCGACCTTCTTCCAGCCGTCCGGGTCGCCGTATTTCCGGCAGCCGTACGTTCGGATAATTCCCACAGCCTCGATCAGGCCCGGCGGCACCAGCGCAAGGCGCGGCTTGCCTTCGTCGTACTTATGCCGCCCCATGGGCGCCCTCCTTTATCTTTCCGATCCTCGCCTTCAGCGCGTCGATCAGCGCGTCCTGCGTCGCGCGCTTGCCCTCCAACGCCTCGGCAACGTCTTCGTCTAAGCCGCCTTTCACTACCAGCCGGTGGATGATCACTTTCTCGACCTGGCCCTGACGATGCAGCCTGGCGTTGGCCTGCTGGTACAGCTCCAAAGACCAGTTCAGCCCGAACCAGATTGTGTGGTTACCGCCATGCTGAAGGTTCAGGCCATGACCTGCCGACGCCGGATGCGCCAGCAGGATATCCACCTTTCGGTCGTTCCAATCCGTTTGGTCCTGTGGCGTTTTCAGTTCCCGGACCCGCAATTTGGTTTTGGCCAGCACCTTCATCAACCGGTCGCGGTCATGCCGGAAGCCGTAAAACACCAGCGCCGGCTGCCCGTTCAGCCCCTCCACCAACTCCAGAAATGCCTCGACCTTGCACTTGTGGATCTCCACCGCGTTATGATCCCCGTCGTATACTGCGCCGTTGCACAGCTGCAACAGCTTGTTGCTCAGTACCGCCGCCGTGCCGGCGTCGATGGTGCTCTCATCCACCTCCAGCAGCATCTCTCTTTCCAGACGCTGGTAAGCGGTCTGGGCTTTCGTGTCCAGCATCACCGGCACGTCTACGGTAATGCAGTCCGGAAGTTCAAGATAGTCCTCGGCGCGCATGCTGATACAGATGTCCCCGATCAAACGCTGGATCACCCCGTCGGCTCCAGGCTTCGGTGCGTAGCTGAATACCTGCTGCGCGTTGCGCTGGTCGGGATTGAAATAACGTTCCCGGAACTGTCCGATGCGCTTCCCCAAACGCTCGCCCTGGTCCAGCAGGTACACTTGCGCCCACAGGTCTATCAACCCGTTGGGCGTTGGAGTTCCTGTCAGCCCCGCAATCCGCTTGATGTGCGGTCGCACCCAGGTAAGCGCTTTGAAGCGCTTGGCCTGGTGGTTCTTGAAGCTCGACAGCTCGTCCACCACAACCATATCGAACGGCCACGCGTTGCGGTAATACTCCACCAGCCACTGTACGTTCTCCCGGTTGATCACGTACACGTCCCCCGGGGTGTTTAGCGCACGGATCCGCTTCGCTGCCGAACCCAGCACAGTCACAACTCGAAGATGCCGAAGGTGGTCCCATTGCGCAGCCTCGTTGCTCCATGTCGCTTCGGCCACCTTCTTCGGGGCGATTACCAGCACTTTCACCACCTGGAAACGGTTGTACTTCAGGTCGTTCACCGCGGTCAGAAC